CGTTCGTTGCTCCTGTTTTAAGAGCAGTCTCAGAGCCAAGTAGCCCTGTTTGAATGTTAGCCCCCGCCGTATCTAGTGTTAAATTGTTTGCCGCAGCATTAGCTGAAAGTGTGGCGGCGGCTTTAGCATCAGCAGCAGCTTTAGCCTGAGCATCAGTAGCAGCTTTGGCTGCGGCAGCATCTCTTGCGTTAATGGCCTCCAGCTCAGTGTTAACAGAGTCTTCGGTAACATTAAACTGTTGGGCCACCTGGGCTGAACTTAAAAGGCCCGAATTAATGGCATCCGTAACCATCTTAATTTCTTCTTGAGTATAATCCCCGTCAGCTTCTATATTTCTAACATCTGCTGAGGCAATCCTTTCTCCTGTTGCGGCGTTTGCTATATCTTCAGCCGTATACAGTTCGACATCCGTCAAATAACTTTCAACGTCTGCAACTGTCGCAGATAAGTAATCAGCAATGTTTCCGCTGCTTGCGACTCCACTATTAATTAGTTTCATCACAGCGTTGACGGTTTCGGGCGTAGAATTTCCAGAAGTATAGGTATCCCTTGGGACTCCTGTAAGATTCTCAATTATAGCGTTAACCGGAACGCTAAAATGGGTAGAAACGCTCTCAATACTTACCCCTCCAGTATTAAGTAATGTTTTTACAGTTTCTACATCCTCATCGCTGTAGGGTGGCTCGGCAGAGATGCTTGCTAGTGAGTTGGGGTTGGTATTAGCGGAATCTGCATTGGCCTGTGTTCTCCACGCTAAAAAAGCCGGATCACTTAAATTCTCTCCCCCAAGTTGAGGAGGCTGTCCTGTGGCTTGCTGCCAATCAGAGTAAGCTGCTAAGTTTTCATAATATTCTGGAGACATATTCGGAAGCGCCATCTCTATAGCTCCTTGCTTATATTTTCTGCCAAGCCTTCGCCTAGCGCGGCCCTGACCTGCTCAGAAGTAAAAGTAGCAGGCTGCTTTGTGCCGCCTGTTGTTTCGGTCACAGAAACAGTTTCAGTAACAGAATCTAGTGGGAGAAAACTTCTTCCCTCTGCCTTGCCAAAATTATCCCAGTGATATTTTGCATACCCCTCAAGGCTGTTGAATATTGGGTTGCCAGAATCTTTGATTAGCTCTTCTTTGTTTGCTTCGTACCATTCCGTCAGTTTGGGATAGTTTGCCAAGTATTGTGCAGCATCTCCAGAGGTCCAGCTTTGCTGTGCCTGAGTGTTTGTTGTATCGCCAAACTGCGGAGCCTGCATTTCAACAAAATCAATTTGTGCTGGATTTGTTAAGCCGGTAAGCGCCGAGTAATCAATAGGGACGTTCTGTGGAGAAAGGGCGCTATAGTCTATTGCATCACCCAACACAGCATTACGCTGACCCTGTAGGCCCGCCATAATAGCCTGTTGCGCCATATAGTCACCCGCTTGCGTAGCGTCCAGCATGGGCTTAAATGTTTCCCCGGTTAAGCCGAGGTTCCTATTAATGACTTGGCCTCTAATATTTTGAGCGTTTTGATAGCCAGGAGTTAGGGCATCAACACCGCGCCCGCCATACCTTGCAATTAACGCTGCCTTCTCATCAGCCTGCTCTTGCTCGGCTTTATATAATTTTTTATCTGATTTGTAGTCAAGAGCGCTTCCCGCAAGACTTGCCGCTGTTGATACTGCCGCTGCTGTTAACGGGTCCATAATATTCTCCTAGACTAAAATCCAGCCCTGTTTTCGGTCACCGCCAATTTCAGGCTGCATTTTTCGATATTGTATGGCAGAAGCGCCACCGCTAGTATTTAAATATAAACTGTACTGTGCCGCCTCGATTACGCCCTCTGGACTGCCCGACCCTACAATGGGAATCGATAGGCTTGCGTCCTGAGTAAACTGTCTAAACGAGTTAGCCATTGTCCCGTCCTCTCGGACGATAGGCTGGGCTACATTAAGCCTTGGCCCGCTCACCCCTCACCGCCAATAACATTAGCTGTAAGCTGAATAATTACTGGCTTAACCGCATCGGTAAGGGTAAACCTAAACACCTCAAACCTAGCCGCTCGTCCGTTCCTACGCCAGATAGCCCTTCGGTTGTACTCTCCAACCTTGCCTAGCCCCCTGGCAATTGCGCCCGTCCATGTCTTACCGTCTAGGCTGCGCTCTAAAACTATTTGCGGGTCTTCAACTGCCGCATTGCCGACTCCAGACTCAACCGTTAGCTCAAGGCTGGGAAAGAACACAGACTGCATATTGTTCTGAAACGGCTGTGTCGCTATCGTTCTTGATATGGTATTGCCGTACTCGGTATAGACATCAGGATCAAGCTCACCAATCCTACCGTCAATAATATCGCCACAAAGGATGCGATTGTACGCCTTTACAACAGACGCGATCCTTGAGCCTCCTAGAGAGCCTGAGATCAATGACTTGCGCTCATGCCACCGTTGTGATGTCGTATCATAGACCAGCGTGGTCGATGGCAGAGAGAAGCCTATAAAGCCAGCCCCGTTAGTCGAATAGACCCAAGAGTAGATGGCAGCGACCTGTGTCTCTGTCAATCTTCCTAAAATCGAGTCAATAGCCGTAGTCGATATTTTGACTGTGTTGTTGCCGCTTAATCCCCAGATTGCTGGAGATTCATTCTGTCCTCCACCGACCCACATAAAAGTATCCTGTGCGTTAATCAGTGAATACGGAGAAAAGCAGCCCTTTTGTAAGAACAGCCCGGTTCTTTGAAAGGGAAAGTCAGCACCGCCTATGTTCTGGAATGCCTCAAATGTCTCACCGCCCGAAATAAAGAGCTGATTCTTAAAGACTACCGGGGCAACTATGTCATCAGGATCAGACTCGGCTGTACCAAAGTCTAAGGCGTTATAGGCCAGCCCGTTGTTAATCGCGCTGACTATGAATTTTTTGGTGTCCGTTGTAACTAGGAAATAGCCGTCAATAAAAACAACAAACTGGGGCGCTCCATTGGCTACAAAGTCAACATCTGTAATCTGAGCAAAGACATCAGTGACATGGTTGTAGATGTATCCGTTACCGCCAGGAACCAACACCATAAGCTGAGTTCCATTATCAGCCATCGAGACTCTTGCAGTTCCAGTAATCGTGCCTATCGTTGTCAGTTTAAAGGTATCGCTCATGCTGTAGAGCTGCGTACCGTTTACAAAGTACGGAACCCCGGCCATCTCATGTGCGCCACGATTAATTTCATCGAGCACGCCCGTAGTAGCAAGCTGTGTCGTGCCTTCTGTGCCGAACAAAGTCTCTTGGTTTAAGCCTACCCCTTGAACAATATTGGGATACCAGTTCGTGCATTCTTGGGCAGAAAGAGGCAAGGAATCGCTGACATAGAAACCGTTGGCTATTGGCAGGACAGTAGCGGGCATCTAATCAATACCAAATAGTGCGCTGCTAACTGTAATGTTGTCAGTGCTCGTCGCATTCCTCACAAAAAGCTCTACATAGTCACTTGTAGCAAATGACTGATTAGTTGATAAGGATAAATTCTGAGTCAATCCAGAAGAGATAAAGGCTGAGATTCTAGTAGCATCAATCACTACGCCATTCTTAGCCACATACACCGAAAGGTTTTGGCTTGCAGCAGAAACTGGGTCTAGCGTTATTGAGGCGTGTATAGTCATAACGGCTGTAGTCGTGCCGTTATAAGTAAGCCTGCCTCCTGACGTTTGCGTGAAGCCAGTATTTACGCCAAAGGCCCAAGTCCCAGCAATAAGAACAGGTGTAACAGTTGCACCGATCACAGTCGCCGTTGCATTGGCTTGAAGTGAGCTTTCAACATAAGCCAAGTCATCATTGGCCGATATAGAGATAACATTGCCAGCGGCTGTAAGCGTAATACCGCTGCCAGCCAATAGGCTTACAAAGGTTGGGCTAACCGCCGTTGTGTTTAGCATTAACGGTGAGCCGGTAGAGTCTACGGTAAAATTGTGCTTAATCTCTACGCCGTCAGAGGCAGAAACATTAGCCTGTATTCCAGACCCATTCTCAATGCCCCTAATGTTATTGACCGTTGCCTGAATATCAAGAATAGGGGCAGCGGTTACAGCTCCAGCCTGAACAATAGTGCCAGTAACGCCTAGACCGCTAATAAAGTCA